GAACATTGATTTAATAGGTGAGTTTACCGATGTTGAAAGTGGTGGAGACAATAACCGTGATGGATTGAATAAAGCAATCGTCCAGGCTAAACTTAACAACGCAATAATCATTGTAGCCAAACTGGACCGTTTGAGTCGTGACGTTCACTTTATCTCTGGTTTAATGTGTAGTGGTGTAAAGTTCGTAGTTGCTGAACTTGGATTAGATGTTCCTCCATTTATGCTCCACATCTTTGCCGCTTTCGCAGAAGAGGAAAAGCGTAAGATTGGAAAACGCACCAAAGAAGCCCTACGCCAGGCGAAAGGACGTGGTGTAAAACTCGGAACAGACATTCCCCAGGTAAAGAGGGCAATCGCTGAGGGTAAAAGGCAACAATCTCAAAGAACACTTGATTATTTGGTCCCGGCAATCAAGGAAGCCAGAGCCAATGGAGCCAATACATTCCGTAAACTTGCGGATTGGCTTAACTCCAATGGCTATAAGACACCCAGGGGGAAACAGTTTTACCCCAGTTCTCTTACTAAGATAGTAAGAAGAGCGGAGAACCTGGGATTATTGGATTAACCTGTATCTGGACGGATAAAGATAAACGCTTTTCCTTTCCATCTTGCGCTTTTATCAAACAAACCATAGTTCCAATGTCTCAACACTGTCTTTCTGAACTTAGCACTTGTAACGAGTCCTAACCTTGGTTCCTTTTCTTTTGGAAACCAGACTTGAACCATCATTCCAACTTTGACTTTATCAGCCCAGTCGTTCTCCCAGGTCCATTCTCTCCATTCTGGATTATCTTTTAACCAGGCATTCTTATTACGTCTTTTCATTTCTCCCCCAGGTCAAGGTCAGCAAGTCCAAAGGAACCGGCTAATCTTTCAAGGATGGCTCTTCTGTGTTTCCTTACCCAGGAGACTGAACGAACATCTTCAACCCAGATGTTATGTTCTTCTCCTTTAAGTTTTCCATCAGATGAATGAAAAGATACTTTCACCGTTAATGTGGTGTTCTTATTAGAGTGATTCACGTTTACCTCCATCTATTGGACCTATTGGAGGTTCTTGATAAGCAGTAGCATTACCCCAGGTGATTCTTTTGCCTTGTAAAGGTCCACTAATCATTTGAATGATTGGTCTTGTCTCTTCATCATCAGAATCATCGTAAGTAAAGGTCCAGGTGTCTATTACCAATCCTTGACTTTTATCATCCCAACCAGTTCTTACACTTACCAGGTCTCCTACTTTTGGAAGTTCCCAAAACTTATTATGGAATCTGTGTTCTTTTGTTTTAAAGGGTAGGTTTTCTGGGGTATAGTCTTTGAAGTTACTACATCTACCTTGAAAGTCTGGACTGAGAACATAGTCTACATTATTTGGAACATCAAACAACCAGTTATTATCTCCATTTGTAGTATTAACTTGACCCCACCATCCTCTCCAAAGATACTCTTCACGCATCTCATAAGGTGCTTTAAACTTATTTTGACCTCTTGGACCATAAACCCAACAGTCTCGTTCATTACACCAGGAAGTTTCTAAGTTATTAAAGTTTTTACCTTGATACAACTCACGATAAAGGCTTCTACCGCCTTTAACATCGGGGGAACGTAAGTATCTTGTATCTCCTGTCTCCATTACTTCACAAAACGCCCAAACCATAGCATAAGCGAATAGACAAACTCTTTGACCTTTTACAGAGTCACTAATCTCAACAATCTCATACGTTGTTCTACTTTTGAAAGGTTCTGTATCATTATCATAATGACTCTTTAATAAGTCATAAAAGGCTGTATTTTCTTTCAACATTGTAATAGACATTAAACACCTCCCCTAGTTCTTGGGAATGAAGCAATCTGGGCTTTCAAAGTTTTCACTTTGTGTTCTGCTCTTGCTTCTTTCCCCGCAAGTCTTTCCAAACGCCTGGTTATTCTTGCTCTTACTGCTTCTGCTGTGTAAGCCTTTTGTTTTAATCCTCTTGGGAATCGCTTTGGTCTTGGAACTCGTGCTAATCCCCAGATTATTTCACCATTGGACTGCCTTTGTGTAAACCTTGGGCTAATGTGTTGAGAACCAACCATTGAGTTTGGTTTTTTATTGTTATTCATAGACATAAAGTCTCCTTGCCTTACGGCTTTATTCTTATTAAGGCACGACAAACAGCCCGGAGACCGTAATCTCTGGGCTTTAATCTGTGCTGTTACATAAAACTTTCAGATGTGAGGGATTGAACGCAAACACACAACGTGCTTCTCGTATCTGTTCTTGATTTATGCCGGGAAAACTACTCTTTTGGGTCTTGGCTCTACTGTTCTTCCAGGAGACTGCCCTTTAATGAGTTTATGTTTTGCCCTATCTAATAATCTAACCTGTTGAGCCAAAAAAGTCAAGGTCCAGAGGTCAGATTTTTTGTTTTTAGACGGTCATTAATTGACCGGAATAAAGGTTTATCGGGTTTGTAGCATTTATTTTTTACTATTTCGTCGGTAAACCTTGATTTGATACTGAACTAATGTTTAGTTCGCATTTAAGGCCCTTAAACGGCTATTCTTCGCTTTCTACTATTAGAAGAAGCACGGACCGTGCTTACTCCATTTTTAAAAGCGATAAAAAAACCATCCTTGGGCCTTAGAATGGCCTTAACTTAGCCAACAATAATACGACCCACCATCTGGAGCCGTAACTATGTGACTATCCAGAATCTTAGGTCCTTGTTTGTCGTTAATAGCATCGGATTTACGAGGGATTACAGCCAAAGAAGAACCGAAGTTTCTCGCAAGGTATTGAGACCTATGTAGGTTGGATGGGTTGGTCTGTAACCAAGAGACCCCTAGAACTGCTCCCTTAACGTGTAACGAATCAATAATGTTTACACAACTCCAACCATTGGCGGAATCAATCCAACTGGTGGGTTTGGATTCTGCTTCTGCTTCCTGGATGGGATTCTCTTCTGCTTCCTGGATGGGATTCTCTTCTGCTTCCTGGATGGGATTCTTATTAAACAACAAACTTACAGTGGAAGAGAGGAGAATAATAATGATGTAATCTTTGTAACTCACTTATTTTCATCTTTCTTTTTAATACCACCAATCGCTCTTTTACGTGCGTTGAGTTTATTGAGTAGTTTCTTCCTGGATGAAACAGGTCCTTTCGCTTTTAAGTGGTGTCGTTCTGGAACCTGTGTGCTTAACTGTGTATCACCTGGTTCAATACCACATTCCTTAAACAGTTTACGTGCTTCCTTACGAATGTTTGCGCCATTCCCTTCATAATAGAGGATTGCTTCGCCTGGTTCCCAACCACACAAAGTAGCATTACGAGCGAATGAACTTATGTTCGCTTCTCTGTCTGTTGTAGCTCCTTTGTATTGTGCCGTAACACAATCCACATAGCACTCTAAGAGGCTAAAGAAGTGCTCTTCTTCGTCTCCTGGTTTTGCTGTTGCTCTACCACCATTGATTAACTCTTCTACGCTTAACCAGTGTGTCTTGGCGCTGTCTGCTTCACCTACGAACTTACCCTTAAAGCCAAAGGACCATTCTCCATTATCTTTACTTTTTGCGAACCATCTCATTCTTTCTATTCTCATTCTTACTCCTGGTTAATGAATGTTAAACCAATCTATCATCATTGATTAAGAATGTGTAAAAGTCTTGATTCAAAGTCTGGGAAAGTAACTGGCTCCTGGTGGTCCTTTTCAACGATAAACCAATCGTCATTCATTCTCTGATGACCTCTAATCTTTGGATTTAACGTTCCCATCAAACTCTTATTAATCTTTGCCTTAATTCGGGGCTTAAAGACTGTTGTTTCAAGTTGATTGTGTCCCCCTGAAGAGTAAAACACCGCCCCTTTATCTGGATTGAATGGTTCTGAATGAATAACCGACTTGTATAAGTCCTTTGGAAGAGAACAGAAGCGACCAAAGGTTCTTCGGAATGCTTGCGCTCTTTGTTTCCTGGTTATTCCCTCTGAAAGTTCAATGGAATGAAAGTGGAGAGACTTAGGATAATAAGACACAAAGAGAATAGGATACACAGGGCTTTTGGTTACTCTCCTGGTTAATGTTTGATAATACCTCATTATCAGTTTGATTATCTCTTCATCATTTAACTTCTTCTTTGTGCTTGGATGATAGAGTTTACGCCCGGCAAAGGAGAACGTGGTCCAGTCCTTTTGTCTCCATCCTGTTTGATTAATGAAGTCTATAAGGACTGTGGGTTTATTATTGAACCAGGTTCTCACGCTTGGGTCACGTTCAAGTATTATTCCAGGAGACATTCGCCCCCCTTTAAAGAATGGTTATTCTTTTCACTTTTGACGTCTCTTACCCACCCCTGTAAGACCCAAAGAATCTGTTTTGAAGTGGAGGTTTCCCACTGTTTCAACTCAGAACCTAAGAGTTCTATAAGGGTTTCGGGTAATGTGACTGTTATTCTTCGTTTATTTTTCATTTTGTTACTCCTAATACAGTTTGGGGTTAAGTTTTTTAAGATTTTACGGACCTATGGTTCCGATGTTTCCAAAAAGAGAGCATAAAACGACCCCTTTTGAACTAATGGGTCTGTTTCACTTTCAATGCCCGATAGGTTGAACTATTCGCTTTTGCTTTGGTTCCTGGACCATAGTTTAAAACAGGTCCTTACACTGAAAGAGTCTCCAAGTCTGGAATTTTTTGTCCGGGTTATTAATGGACTATGTGTGTTCCACAAAGAGGGCCCCCCCTCTCTAAGAACTTATTTGAAGCCATCTCATTTTTTTGGCTTCTTTGCGCTTTCGTATGCTTCTATTGCTGAAAGGAACTGTTGGTAGGTTTGCCTACCGTATTCTTTAAAGATTGCGTCCCTTTCTTCGTCACTACAAAGACGCAAGTAGTAACGTGCTTTACCTGGAAAAGTTGTTATTTTGGTGCCTTTGTATGACCTAACGACCTTTTCAGATAGTGGAGGGTGTTGGTTTGGATTGTTTACCGGTGGCTCTGCTAATAGAGGTTCGTTTTGATAGGGTAAACTTCCCTCATACTCTCGCATTACATCTTTAATCAGTTGTTTTAACCTGGATGAAGTTACTACTTGTCCTGGCTCTTTATCTTGGTCCTTTTCCTCTTCGTCTCCTGGAACGTGAGGAAGCAAACCATCATCAACCATCTCGTTAGTGATTAAAGTTTTAAGTTGTTTACCTGTTAGTTTGGTGTCTTGTTTCATCTTTTGTCTCCGCTGTTTACTATAAGTAGTATGCGAAAACTCAAAAGAGCATCATTAGTGATACAAAACTACAACTAAGCACCTGGGAATGCTGGTAAACCTTGTTCTACACGCCAACTCATCCAGTTATAGAACCCATAAGCCACTATAAGAGCCAACATAATCTGAACGTATTCCCACAAACGGCTCCACCAACCATCCCAATAACTTGTCTCTGTATCTTTTATTTTTCGGTAGTGTTCTATCTCAGACCAAGCCCAAAAGAACGGAGCAGCAATGAAGATTAAAACGAAACCTAACGTTATTAAAGCAATAATAAGTTGCGTAATCAAGCCCGGCAACTGGAAAAGTGTGTCCCAACTCATAACAAACCTACTAACCACTTTCCTTGGTCTGGTCCTGTTGTTGTAGTCTCCGTTAAGTCTCCACCATCTCTCATCCACCAGGTTAAGAACTCATTCTTATCAATCCCCCTGGTGTCTGGTTCTTCATCTCTGAGTTTCAACCAGTATAGGGCCGCTTGGGAGTAAAAACGCCTATTCCTTGCCGTTTGGTTTTCGGGTATAGGCATAGATGAAAGTTGTTTCATCTCCTTAAAAACGCTCTCTCTTCGCTCTGTAAACGTATCAGTTTGCTTGCGTTCTTCCTCCATTCGTTGTAACTCCTGTTTTCTTTCAGAAGCAATACGAATAGATGTAGGATTCATCTTCCTGGCTCTTCGTTTCCGTGTAGAACTTTTCCTTTTATTACTTGGGACCCTGTTATTCTCCGTAAGGGGAATAATAGGGGTTATTTCATTAGTTTCACTTTGCGATTTCTGAGGACTATCTGGTCCTGTCTCACTGGACTGTTTAGTCCTGTTAGTTCTTTCAATAAGAGTAAAGCGTTCTTTGGATTGCTTATGCTTCTGAACTATAAAGTCGTGGTCTCTAAGCCATTTCAAGCATCTTCCGATAGTTCTCTGAAAGTTCTTCCCGGTGTATCCCATCTTGTCTGCGATTGCTTTGAGAGATGGAAAACAAGTAGTCTTATCCCCCCAACAATAACTTTTAAGAATCATCCAAACTCTACAAGTTAAACCAGAAGCCTTATGTTCTTCCAGTCTTAGTATGTCGTTAATGGATACGTTTATCCAATGGTGAGAAAAGTCGTGGTTAATCGTCCTCGGCATTATGCTACTCCGTGTTTATACAAACACCTTGTTTTAATGACGACAGTATGATAAACTCTTACTACCGTGAGGTGCTTGTTGGGTGTGCTGTGTTCGTTTGGCGATGATAAACAGCCACCCTGTTTCTTTTTAGGGTTATGTGAATCCAATCACCTGGAACCAAACCAAGCGATTTCCAATAATCGTAACACTTGCGCTACTGATTTTCTGAACTTTTATCTTCCAGGAGCAAAGTTGAGGAAAGTTTTCTCCACCAGGGCAACGTAACATAAGTTGTTAATCTGCTTATCCTGGTTGTTAGTTGGTTGTTAGTCTCCATTAACGATTGATAATCAGTTCTGATAAGCAAAAGTTCATTATGAAGCCTACTATTTTCTTTCTCTCGGTCTTGTAGCATTGTTAGTTGATTACTTATCAACTGTTGTTGATTGATAATCATTTGCTTATCAGCGTTACTAACCAGTTCTAACAACCGAATGTTTTCTTCCAGTTCCTTTATCCTTTCTTCCAGGTGGTCTACGTTTTGAAGCCTATTGTCTTGGCTTATTCCACTTCTCTCTGGTGTAACTTCAACACTTATCTGTAACAAAGCCATTAAACTATTGCGTTCCACCATTACCTTACTGTTCTTATGTCTCTTGGCTCTGGTCTTTAATCTTCCACCCTTAATCCATTTACGAATCGTGGAAGCAGATTTCCCAGAATGCGCCACACATTCTTTTACTGATAGGTGAGTAGGGGTTTTATCATCAGACATACCAACTTTGTAACCAGTTTTGGCGCATTTGTCCTTTCATAAACTTTGTTGTAAACTTTTTATCCAACATTAAAAAGATTATGTTATAGTGAAAGGGTAAACAAAACGCTTGGAGTTACAATGTCTATCAAAGGTTTCTGCTATTACAGAGTCTCAACACAAAGACAAGGACGTTCTGGTCTTGGACTGGAAGCACAAAAGGAAGCAATACAAAACTTTGCCCGGTTAGAGAACATTGATTTAATAGGTGAGTTTACCGATGTTGAAAGTGGTGGAGACAATAACCGTGATGGATTGAATAAAGCAATCGTCCAGGCTAAACTTAACAACGCAATAATCATTGTAGCCAAACTGGAC